CATCTTGCCTGTGGTGATTGGCTTGGTCGGGCGGCTGATCTACCAAATCCAGTTCTGGAGCAGCCCGGGCGAAGACGGCGATGCGCGCCACCCGATTGTCATCGTCTGCGATGAGGCTCACCTGTATCTACCAAGCAGCGCCGCCTCCACCGGGCCGCTGGAAAAGCGCGCCTTGGAAAACTACGAGCGCATCGCCAAAGAGGGCCGCAAGTACGGTGTTGGGCTGATGGTGGTCAGTCAGCGACCCTCGGATGTCAGCACGACCATTCTCAGCCAGTGCAGCAACATCATCAGCCTGCGCCTGGCCAACAAAACCGACCAGGCGGTGGTCAAGCAGCTCTTGCCAGAAAGCCTGGAGGGGCTGATGGAGGTGCTGCCGACGCTGGATGTGGGCGAGGCTGTGGTGGTTGGCGATGCCACCCTGCTGCCGACCCGCATCAAGATGGCCAAGCCAAAACACGAACCGCGCAGTGCAACGATCCCCTTCTGGACGCGCTGGGCCACGCCCAAGGCTGAAGTCGATTTGGTTGCCGCCGTAGAAAACATGCGCAGGCAATCCCGCGCACAAGAAGATTAAGGAAGCTTGAATGGCCACCAAAAAAGAACTACTCGCTCAGGAAGTCGCCAAGGCCGTCGGCGCTGGCAAGACGGCCGCACTTGAAACCGTCGACTTCAACGATCCGAATCGCCCCAAGACGTGCCTGGAGGTGGACTTCCCGATCCTGCCCGTCAATCAGGTAGCGATCATTGAAGGCAACGCGGGCAAGCCGATTTACCAGATGTCGAAGTGGTGGGCACGGCGCCGTTCCAGCGTGTTCCGCTCGATGTTGATCGCGGCAGCGACCAAAGCCCCTGAAGACAAATCACATGCCGCCAAGCTGGTCTGGGACAACTACTACGCCAACCACCAAAAGAAAGGCGCGTTCAAGCACCTGAAGGTGGCCGACATCTTCATGGGCGGCGGCACCACACTGGTGGAAGGCTCGCGCCTCGGCATGCAGATGGTCGGCAACGACCTCAATCCGGTCGCGTGGTTCGTGGTCAAGCAAGAGCTGGCCAACGTCGATCTGGAGCAGGTGAAGAAGCTGCTTACCGACATCGAAGCCGAGGTCAAGCCGCAGATCATGCCGTACTACTACTGCGACGGCCCGGAAGGCGAGAAAGGGTCGTGGACGCACCTGCCGACCAAGAAGGTGATGCCCGCCGACTTCAACCCGCTGAGCATCCCGCGCGACGAGCGCAAGAACTACCGCTACGAAGGCCCGGAGATCATCTACACCTTCTGGGCCAAGCACGGCCCTTGTCAGGTGACGGGCTGCGGCCATCGCACGCCGATCATGAGCAGCCCGGTGATGGCGGTGAAGTCCATCAGCGTGAAGCACTGGGAACATTCGTGTAGCAAATGCGGCGGCGAATTCCATGTTGAGGAAGACGTGGCGCGGATGGCCCCGGATGCACCACTGTATGTGGCACCTTCCGAACATTCATATTCCGTGCTCGACCGCCGGAAGGGCGTGATCTGCCCGCATTGTGGCCATACGGCGATGGTCAATCTCGGCAAGCCCAATAAACCAAACAAGAAGGTCGAGTTGAGTCTGCTGGTGCATCCGCAATGGCTGGCCGGTTCGCCCAAGCAGGATGCGGAAGGTCAGCCCTACGGCGGCTCGGCGCAGGACGATGTGGCCGCGACCACGCGCTGGGACAGTGAGCGCGCATCGAAGATTCGGCTGCTGGAGGTGCGTGGCGCATTGCCGGACGAAGTGACTTGCCCGGAAACGAAGATCACCTTTGCGCCGGAAATCGGCACGGTGCCAAAAAAATCGCACTACGCCTGCGCAGGCTGCGGCACGGTGCAGGATGTGTTGACTACCATTAAGGCCACCGGCAAGACCGGGCCGATGGCCGGATATGCAGTTCAGGGTTACGCACCCAAGCGGGATGCGGCGGGCAAACTCTACAGCGGTCGTTTCTTCGCCGCCTACGACGCAGCGCGCGCCCGACAGTACGACGAGGCTCTCGCGGAATGGGAGACGCGTAAGGAGAATGATCTCAAGGATTACTGGCCGCGCTCTGCAATTCCAATCGGTGCGGAAATTGGGCCGCACGATGTTGAAGGACATCACCATTCACATTGGTGGACGATGTTCAATCCGCGCCAGTTGTTGGTGCATGCACAACTGCTTAAAGCCGTTGTTGAGGTTGGAAACTACGACTGGAAGGTTCGCGAGTATGTGCTGGGTGGTTTCCAGCAATACCTGCGAAACCAGTGCATGTTTAGCTTCTGGAATTCTCAACGCGACACGCCCGAACCCGCATTCGCGGACAAGGGATTTCAGCCCAAACACCTTGTTATCGAAAACTGCGTCTTTCCGAAACTTGGGCGAGGCAATTGGGCCTCCAGTGTGGAGGGGATTGTCGAAGGGCGCGACTGGGCAAATTCGCCTTGGGAGGCGGTGAGTGCTGAGGGGCTAAAACGTAGAGATGCGGCTTTGTCCAGCAGCATCAGTGGCAAGAGCGAGAAGGTCTATCCTGAAGATCCAGTAAATGAAGGCGAGTTGTATTGTGGGTCATCCACTGACTTGGTAAAGGTTGCAGATGGCAGTGTTGATCTAGTTATTACTGACCCACCTTTCGGTGGCTTGATTCAGTACTCGGAGCTGTCTGACTTCTTTTACGTCTGGCTGCGGCTGGCTTTGAAGAAAAAATACCCAGACGTTTATGCGGGTGAGTACGCACCGAAAACACTTGAGGCTGTCGCCAATAAATTCCGCGAACCTGAAGATCCAAACGGCTTTTATCAAAGACTGTTAACACAGTGCTGGCGTGAAGCACATCGCGTACTAAAGCCCAGTGGCATCCTGGCATTCACCTTCCACCACAGCGAGGATGAACCATGGGTAGCTGTGCTGGAGTCCTTGTTCGACGCAGGCTACTACCTCGAAGCAACGTATCCCATCCGTGCAGATGAGACCAAGGGCGATAACGCTGAATTCGGTGCACAAAAAATCGAATACGACATCATCCACGTCTGCCGCAAGCGCACGGAAGAACCCAAGCCGGTGAGCTGGGGTCGCATGCGCCGTGAGGTGATGGCCGATGTACGTCAACTGCAAGCCATGCTGGAGAACCACGCCAAAGAGGGTCTGCCCGCCGCAGACATCCAGGTGATCCGGCGCGGCAAGGCGCTGGAATACTTCTCGCGTCACTATGGCAAGGTTTATGTGGATGAAGGCCGCACCATCTCGGTCAAAGATGCACTGGTCGGTATCAACCAACTCATCGACGAAGATGCCGACAAGGGCAAGGAGCCGCCGCCGGTGAATGCCGAGCCGATGACGCGTCAGTTCCTGCGCACCTTCGGTGCGGCCACCGAGATGAAGCGTGACCAGCTGCAGAAGTTCCTGCGCGGCACCATCACCACGCCGGATGACTTTGAGCAACGCGGGTGGTGCAGCGAGGTGAAGAAGGTGTTCACACGCACCAATCCGCTCGATTTCGCCCGCGATTGGTCGGGCAAACACAAGCGCAAACTCACTTCAGACCTTGATCAGGCACTGGTGCTGATTGGTGCCTGTGTCGATGGCAGTGGCATCAATGCCTCGGACACGCTGAAGAACGATAACTTCAAACCGCACGTGGCGCTCAAGCCGTTGCTGGAATGGCTGCAGAAGAACGGCCCGGATCAACCCACCCGCAACGCGGCTTCGCGCGCGGTGTCGATCTTCACGACTTGGCAAGCCAGCCAAGCACCTAAGCCTCTGCAGGCTTCGCTGTTTGATGACGATGGGGAGTATGCGTAATGAGGCAGGTGCTCGATACGGTATGGCAACGGCGCGGCACCAGCTGGCTGTGGGATGAGGAAGCACGCAACATGGTGTGCGCGGCTGGCGAGGTGTGGAGCTTGCGGCAGTTCTTGCAGGCAGCCGCCCCGAATGGGAATGGGTGGCCAGAAGACCTGCCCAGTAATGACAACCAGACGCTGGTGGTAGCCGGTCTTGAAGGCAGTCTTGATTTGCTGGCTCCCGATCAGGGCGAACTATGGTTGGCCGACACGATCAAGCGAGCCATCCTTTCGTTTCAGGATGCCTATGCGGGCGAGGCCGCGCTGATTTTCTGGTTGCCACAGGGCAATAGCCGCCTCAAGGTGCAGACGTCCACCGATGCGGTGTCGTGGTTGTGCGAAGCGCCGCACCGGGGCAGTCAGCTCGACTTTGGCCGCTTGCTCTGGGGCGAGGCCAATGAGTACCCGCAGGAAATTCTGCTGCGCGAGGGTGCGAAAGCGGCAGGCCTCTTCCATTTGCGAATTACCTGAGGTCGGCGCGTGGAAGCAGAGGCTCAGTTTCAACCCGGCGAACGGATCACCCACCACGAATTCGGCCAAGGTGTCGTTCTTGACCCGGCGCGCGATGGCTACTTGCGCGCCTTCTTCGGCGTGGGCGAGCGCCGTGTGCCGGTGGGCACGGTGCGTCGCCAGCTATCGCGCACCGAGCGCATCCTGCGTGCTGTCGATGGCGGCACAGATCGGGCGCGCAAAGCGTGGTTGTCCTACGAGGCCCACGCACTGCCCATCATGGAAAGCGCGTCGGCGCTGACCTCGGCCAAGATCGACCTGCTGCCACATCAGGTAGTGCTAACGCATCGCATTGCCACTGCATCTCCCCGGCGCTATCTGATTGCCGATGAGGTGGGCTTGGGCAAGACCATCGAAACCGCGCTGATTTTGCGAGAGCTGGCCAGTCGGGGCGAGCTGAACCGCGCCCTGATGGTGGTGCCCGCCGGACTGGTAAATAACTGGCACCGCGAGCTGAACGAAGTGTTCAACCTCGACTTCGAGGTATTTGGCTCCGAGGGCGACATCACCGACCGCAAGACTAATGCTTTCGCCAAGCACGACCGGCTGATTGCGAGCATCGACACCCTGAAGCGCCCGGCGCGCATCAAACGCCTGCTCGATGCGCCGCGATGGGATCTGGTGGTGTTCGACGAAGCACACCATCTGACTGCCTACCGCACCGGCGGCAAGGTCAGGAAAACCGAAAACTACAAGCTGGCCGAGGCATTGAAGGATCACTCACGTGACCTGATGCTGCTGTCGGCCACCCCGCACCAAGGCAATCACTTTCAGTTCTGGATGCTGGCGCAGCTTCTGAACCCGACGCTGTTTGGTAGCCCCGAGGAAATGCTGGAGAACCGCCACCGGCTCAATACAGTGATGTTTCGCCGCACCAAGGCCGATGCCTGCCAGCCCGACGGTTCACCGCTGTTTGCGCGGCGCTGGGTGCATACCGAGTCTTTCCTGATGAATCAGGAAGAGCGCCTCTTCTACGAGAAGCTGCGCGAGTATCTGGAGGATGGCTTCGACCTCGCCCGCCGCCAGGGTGGTCAGGGGCGTGCGCTCGGTTTCTTGATGGCCATCTTCCAGAAGATTGCGGCATCGAGTTTCGCTGCCGTGCGGCGAACCATGAAACGCCGCCTACTGATGCTGACACTGCACGAGGCGCTGCTGCGTGACAAAGATCTTGATATCGAAGGCCGTGAGCGCCTGACTGAGGAAGCACGGGCGCTGATTCATGAAGAATTCGGCCTGCCGCAGGACAGCATCGGGCGCAGCGAAGTAGATCGTGTGTTGGCCGACCTCAAGTACCGCTTGGTCAAAAAACTGGATGAGGAGGCGTTGGAAATGGCCTCCGATCCTTACGGCAGCGAATATTCCGCAACGCACGCAGAAGAAGCAGCGTCGGCCGTCGTGGAACTCCATCTGCCCGAGGAGCGCCTTCGCATTGGCGATCTGCTCAAGGTCTTCCCGCAGCAGCGGGAAACCAAGGTGCAGAAGCTGCTGGATGGCTTGGGCTACCTGTGGCGGCAGAACCCGAGCGAGAAGATCGTGATCTTCGCCACCTACCTCGGCACGGTCGATCTGATTGCCCGCGAGATTGAGCAGGCCTATCCCGGCCAAGGTGTGGTGGTACTGCGCGGCGGTGACCACGGTGCCAAGCTGGCGGCAGAGCGGAAATTCCGCCTGAAAGACGGGCCGCGTGTTCTGGTGTGTACAGCGGCTGGCCGCGAAGGCTTGAACCTGCAGTTCGCGCGCATCCTGTTCAATTTCGATTTGCCGTGGAATCCAATGGATGTGGAACAGCGTATTGGGCGCATTCACCGCTATGGACAAAACCACACGGCACAGGTCTACAACCTCGTCCTGTCCGACACCATCGAAGGGCGAATTTTCCTGATGCTCGACGAGAAGCTGACGGAAATTGCCAAGACGGTCGGCAAGGTTGACGACCAAGGCAACGTGGCTGAAGACCTGCGCGCGCAGATTCTTGGTCAGCTATCCGAGCGTCTCAATTATGACCGCCTGTACCAGGAGGCGTTGTCCGACCCTGAATTGAAACGCACACAGGTGGAGTTGGAGGCGGCGCTCTCGAATTCACGCGAAGCACGGCAGGTGGTGTTTGATCTGTTCCAAGACCTCGAAGGCTTCAGCCTCGATGACTACAAGCCGTTCTCCGACGTATCGTCCAGTCTGGATCGGCTGGTGCGTTTCCTGTCGGCCGCGGTGGTGGATCGTCAGCAGCGCTTGGTCAAGATCGACGACGAGACCTACGACCTCGTGACCATCGATGGCGCACGTCGGGCACGGTTTACCTTGAGCCGCGATACAGCCACGAGCAGCGATAGCGTGGAATTGATGGGCCTGGATCATCCGCTGATACAGGAAGAGCTTGGACGCTGGCGCAGCGTTCCGCCCGAGGATGTTGGCATTGCGGTTTCAGGGGACGTAGATGCGCCAGTGCTGCTTTCTCTCTGGATAGTCGAAGCGTCCGCAGGCAACGGTGAACGCCGTGTCGTGGTTCAGCCCATTGCCGTCAAGCAGGATGGCACACGGGTTCCGGCGGTCGAGCGGCAGGCTGAGCAATACCTGCAGGCACCAGTAACGTCACCAAGGTTTGCGCCAGAGCAACGGCAGGAACTATTCGCGCATGTGGTTGAGCCGACACTGCAACGGGAACTGAAGCACAAGGGTGCAGCGAATGGGGATGGCAGCTATTCGGCGGAGCTGATTGGATATGTCGAGATCGTGAATCAGACCGCCTGAGGCAGTTGCGCCACACAGAACGGAGAGGCAGGAAAAAAGAATATGGCTCGCATCGAAAACCACAAATACAGCATCGAGGAGGCGTTCCGGGAATGCTTCTACATCGTCCCGGACTATCAGCGCGAATACGTCTGGACGGACAAGGAGGTGCATCAGCTGCTGGAGGACGTCGGAGAGCAGATCGATGCGGGCACAACGCGAGAATACTTCATTGGCACCGTGCTGGTGTCGCCCACCGAGCAGAAGAACCACTACGAGGTGATCGACGGCCAGCAGCGCCTGACCACCTTCTTCCTGCTGCTGTGCGCACTCAAGCATTTGTTCCAGGGTGAACCGCAACGGCAGATGATTGCCGGGCTCATCTCGACCAGCTATGTGGACAGCGACGGAGAGGTGCGCACCAACCTGAAGCTGGAGCCGCGTTACGAGAGTGCGGGCGAAGTGATGGCCAAGCTGGTGGAGCTGGACGCCGATCCGCAGGCCGTGCGCGCGGGCATTCAGGCGGCAGGCATCGCCAGCTTTGGCTCGCTGGAAAATCTGGTCAATGCCTACAGCACGCTGTATCGCTATCTGAAGGACAACTACGATGACGCGCCCAAGCTGAAGAAGTACTGGGGCTATCTGGCCAACAACGTGGTGTTCATCCAGATCTCCACCGACGTCAGCAGCGCGCTGAAGATTTTCGAGACCATCAATGAGCGCGGTGTGGGCCTGAACCCGATGGACTTGCTGAAGAACCTGCTGTTCACGCAGGTCAAGCAGGCGCAGTTCACCCAGCTCAAAGACGAGTGGAAGAAGATCACCAAGCCGCTGGAGAAGGGTAAGGAAAAGCCGCTGCGCTTCCTGCGCTACTTCCTGATGGCCAACTACGCCATCAAGAACGAGCGCGGCGACGCGGTGGTGCGCGAGGACGAGATCTACGACTGGTTCATCGCCAAGGACAACGCGGCGTTGTGCGATTACGCAGGAAAGCCCTTCGAGTTCGTGCGTAAGGTGATTCGCAACGTCGAGCACTACCTCGCCTTCGCCAACGGGATGGGCAACGACGGCAAGCCCAGCCTCGCGATGGACAGTCTCAAGCGGCTGGCAGGCGGCGCGTTCAGTTTGCACTACGTTCTGCTGCTGGCAGCGGCCAATTTCCCCAAGCCGCTGTTCGATCATTTCGTGGCGCAGCTGGAGAGCTTCCTCTTTTATTACATCTTCACCAAGACGCCGACCAAGGATCTGGAACGCAGCTTCTCTCAGTGGGCCGACGAGCTGCGTGCGATTGCCGAGGCCAGCGATCCGGTGAAGCAAAAGGTGCAGCTCAACGCCTTCATTGCCGATCGCTTCGAAAAGAACATGGCGGGCAAATCGCAGGAGCTGGCGGATGCCCTCAAGCGTTTTACGCTGTATTCAATGCAGCAGTACAGGACACGCTACCTGCTGGCGCGGCTGACGCAGCACGTCGATATGGCCTTCAGTGGGCTGAAGGTGCCGGGCAGCCTGGAACCATTCACCAATCTGGAAATCGAGCACATCCTGCCCAACAAGCCAGAGGACGATCTGCGCGGCAAGTGGGCCACCGAGAATCCGGGGATGGCCTACGACGACTACAAGAACCGGCTGGGCAACCTGACCTTGCTGGAGAAGCCCATCAATATTGTAGCGGGCAATGACTTCTACACTGCCAAACAGGCTGAGTACCGCAAGAGCGGCAACTATTTAACACGCAGCTTGGTTGAACTGATCAGTGTCGGGCAAAACACGTCGATCTCACGAATTAACGAGAAGCTGTCGGCATTTCCAGACTGGGATGCTACATCGATAGAAGCGCGGCACGGAATGCTCATTGCGTTGGCACAAGAAGTCTGGCGAACAACGCCCATCGAAGTTTGACGAGGATTCATTTTATCTGCTGAGGAGCGCAATCTCAGCCTCCCGCCGCGTGACGAGTCCAGGTAGCACTTTCCCGCCGCCATAGACCCAGCGCCGCAGCTCCGTCGCGGCGGCAGCCCAGTCCCGCTGGTTGATGCGCCGTCGCAGTGTCGATGTCTGCAATCGCCCTGCGCCAAGGTTGAACGTGAAATCCACGATGGCCGCGAGTCTGCTTTCGGGTTCGGTGGCCAGCACCGGGCAGTAGCGCAGCGTGGCGGCGAGCGCTGATTGGAGGTCGCGCGCCAGATAGACCTCGGCTTCAGCCTCCGTGATCGGGGGATGCTTTGGATCGCAGAGATGGCCGTAGCCAATCGTCCAAAAGCCTGCAGGGCAGATGTAGGGGGCGGCGGTGATCTCGACGCCACGCCTGACCTTGCGCTCGAAACCTTCGAAGCGCTTGGCCAGCTCGATGGCTGTTTTCGGTACTTCGATCACGGCCGCACCCGGTCGAACACGCGCCCGAGGAACCAGAAATTCAGCACCCCGGCCCATAGGGCTTGGTCTGCCTCCGTCCATGCATACAGGATGGCAACGCCCCAGCCTGCGCCACCCGTCACGGCGGCTGCGACTGTTGCCGTCTTGGTCGCACAGTACAGCGCCATGAACCAGTAGGTGATGACCGGGCGGACGCTGGAACTCAGTGCATCGGCCCAGCGAACGCCAGTCTTTTCACCTTGGGAGCGAACGGCTTCGCGCAGCGTCTCGATGGCCCCGACATTCCACTCGGCCTCCGCACCCGCGCCGATTTCCGACATCCGTTGCGCGCCGCGAATCTTCTCGAACTCCAGCGCCTTGTCCTGCATCGCCAGTTCGTGGCCACGTTCTCCCTTGCGGTCGAGCCACTTGAGGATTTCAGGGGCGAGACGGAAGGCTCCGCCAAGGAGGCCGCCAAGTAGTGTCTCGATCATTGCGGGCCTCCCATCAGTTTGAGCTTGATGGCGGCACCGACCAGTAGCGCGGCCAGGATGCCGGTAGTGATGACCTTGACGGTGGTCTGCCACGCGGTGCGACGGGCATCGCGCCAGGCTTCCAGCAGGTCGCGCAGTTCGCGGATGTCGCGGGCGGCGTGGCCGTTTTCCAGCCCGAGGTGGGCCAGAACCCGTTCGGCTCCACGCTCAGCGGCGCGGTCGAGCAGTTCGTCGAAATCCTCGCGGCGCAAGAGCAGCATGTTCTCTACGTGGGCAGGCTGTTGTTGTTCGGGTTCGGTCATTGGCGTTCTCCAGAAATGCGAAACCCGCCTCGGTGGGCGGGTTTCTGGTGGGGGCGAAGGAAGGGAAATCAGATGGCGAGGCCTGCGCTCCAGCCGGTGGATTTGAAGGCCGAGAGCTTGGCCTCGTCCTCGATGTAGCAAAGCCAGCCGATCTGGGGCGTGTGGTACTCCCAGGCATCAGCGATGCGCGCGGCGATCTGGTTGGTCTTGCCTGCCCACACGCCGGTGGCGGCGGAAGGAATGAGGTAGCGGTCGCCGTTGGCGGGACTGGCCGGTGGCGTGGTCAGGTCGCGGTCTTTCACGGACAGCCCGACCACTGCGCCCAAGCGCTTGAGGTTGGCGTCCATGCCCGTGTCCCAGCCGCTCTCGCCGAGCGTCCAGCCGTAATTGAGTCCAAGGTTCGGGTCGGTTGATGACATGGTCTATCTCCAGAGATTCGATGCTTGGCGAATGCGCCGGACTGCGTCCGGGTCGCCGGTGCGATGACTTTGCTGCGGGTGCTGTCGCCAGTGACGCCCGACGATGGGCAGGTACAGCACGCCACCACGCTTGGCCACGAGCAGGGTCAGCAGCCAGTCGGCAAAGTTGTTGAGGTCGGCGGTTTCCTTGAGGACGGCCTCGACGGCAGATCGACGCATCACGATCAGGCCGTGAACATGGCTGGCGCTGTTGGCGTGTTGCCAACGGCTGTAGGCCAAACGCCGCACCGCGATGTCCCGGCCAGCTTCGTCCGTCAGCGCCTCGTCGGTGTAGACCATCACTGCCTGCGGGCAGGCATCCAGCGCATCGGCCAGTTGCGTGAATGCGTTGGCTTCGTACAGATCATCGGGATCGACGAAGGACACCAGCGGCAGCGTGCCTTGCGCATAACCTGCCGCGCGTGCCTCACCGATGCGGCCCGGGATGCCGGGCAGAACGTGCAACTGGATCGGAGCGCCGTCGAGGCTGGCGATACAGGCCTCACGCCATTCGGCAGGCTCGTTCAGGGTGAGCAGATGAACATCGATGCGTGGTTCCATTGGCGCTTCCATCACACACCTCCCCAATACTGTCCCCAGCGCAGGCCGTAACCCGTCCGATCCATGACCCGCATTTGTGGTTGCCAGTTGCTCAGGCCATCGCGCTCGGCACTGATCTCGACTGTGATCCGGTCACCCAGCGCACCGGCCTCGGGCGCGGCGACTGCGGCGCTCCAGGCAAAAGTGGTTCCGATCAGACCAGATTCGGTGTGCGCCAGAACGCCGTTGCGATCACGGATGCGCACCGTGTAGGTCACACCCAATTCCGGCCCGATATCGCCCTCGTCCTGCTGCACGAGGTAGGCGGTTTGTTGGGTGCGGTCGCGGTGTGCCCATGCAACGGTGAGGTCGCCCGAGATAATCGTGGGTTCAATGTTGCCATCGATACGGATGCGACCGGGGGGATACGGCAGCGCCTGCCGACCGGCCAGCACGATTGGCTGACCATTGATGGCCAGTGTCGGATCACCTTGGTCGGTCGACGTGCGTGGAGTCGCGCCCACGAACACCGATTCACCCGGCGCGCGCTCAGCGCCCTCCGAGGCAAGCCATTCACCCACGCCGATCAGCCGTGTGCCCAGAGCATGGGATTGCGGCGTGGTGTCGAGCACGCCGCGCGCAAGATCGACGGTTGCATTGGCCGTGTCGAAGGCCAGAATGGCGACCACTTCCCGAATTGCCCCTCCGGCATCCACCAGATAGGCGTAATCGTCCACGGCCAATCTTTCCGGCTGACTGACGGCTGTCACCGGCACTGCCAACGCATCATGTTCGGTGACAGGCAAGGCAGCATCGAGCGTGAGCAGCGGCGCATAGTCCTCGCCGACGACGGCAGCGAGGTCGCCGCTCGATGCCCCGGTGGCCAGTTGCCAGTTCAGTTGACCGGTACCGCCTGCGGCCGCCAGCGCACCGAGATAGGTGTCGGTGTCGGTCAGGTACGCGAGATCTGCACGCGACAAGCGTCGGGCCAGTTCCCAATAGGGAACTTCGACGGCCAGCACCAGTGATGGTGTCAGTGGCTCGATGGTCGGCTCCTCGACGCGTGGCGGCGGGGGCGAGAGCACGGTGTTGCTCATGCCGAACACATCCTCCATGGCTTCGATGCGCCACTCGGCTGCACCCAAGGTGCCGGTATCGATGCCGGTCACGCGCACCACCATCTGATCGACACCCAAGCGCGGCCAGTTCAGCAGGAACACATCACCCGGCAGCGGCGCGCGTTCCAGCGTGTCGCGTGCCACGGTCAGGCTCATTCGAGCCAGCGGAGAGCCCAAGGCACGCAGATCACGCAGCGCCAGCCGCGCGGCCAGCGGCCCATAGTTGACGCCGGGATAGTCGCGGCGCTGGTTGATCACGCCACCCTGCAACTGGATGGCCGCAAGGTTTTCTACGGTGACGGTGGTATCGCCGCCGGTTTGCCAATCGGTGTAGACCACGGTCAGTTCATTGGGCAGTTCTCCCCATTGGGCACGCTCGAAGCGCTCGAGGCGCACAATCTCGTCGGGGCCCAACTGCGGCAGGCTGTCGATCCAGTAATCGTCACGCAGCAGCTTGAGCTCGAAGGTTCCACGCTCGGGATCGGTGTAGAGAATGCCGCCGATATGGTCGATCACCTGACCGATGAAACTCTCGATGGGCTGCTGGCGGGTCCAGACCAGATTGAGTCCAAAACCCTCGCTCGACAGCGCCCATGCGACATTCCAGAAGCTCCAGCCAATGGTGTCCTGCGGATAGCCCATGCCCCAATGCGGATCGGTGAGGCACTGCACCAGGATGTGGGCCGGGTTCATGCCCACGCTGATCTCGCGACCCTCGTCGTTATCCCAGGTGCGGATTTCGGAATCCCCCATCCACGCGTGATCATGCCAACCGGCATTGAAGCGGCGAACACGCACCGCCCACGGTTTGATGTAAGGGTTGTTGGCCGCGAACAAGATCTTGCGGGCCACCAACGACAGCACGCCCCGGAAGGCCGGAATGGCGCTGCCGAGGCGGCTCATCAGATAGTCGTTGCGGCCCTGACCGGCATGGCCAGACAGTACATCGATGGTGCCGACCACACCGCCTTCGCGCGAGTCGCCGCCGAACAAGTCGGGCTTGTTGATACTGATGCTGGTCAAACCATGCCCGGAGGACAGCGGCGCGCGGTCGGCATCGCCCCACGCGGTACGGTCGCCCATCTGGATCTCCTGCACGGCATCGACCGGGCCTTGGCACAGGGCCAGATGCAGACCCATCCGGTAGCGGTAGCCGACGGTTTGCTTCTTGCTGCTGCCACCCATCAGTGTTGCTCCTGCTGGCGGGCGTGCGCTTCTGCATAACTCACCACGCGCTGGGCCATCGCGTCGCCGGTGGCCAGCAAGGTTCCGGCATCACAGCCTTCGCGCAGGAAGGTGCGGAAATCCAGACCGTGACGGACGAACCACGTTCGTGTGCCGTTCACGCACAGTCCCACGGCGCGCACATGATCGATGGTGATGACGGTTTGTGTGGTCATTTCTTGCCACCTTTCTTCTTGATCGGATCGGCTTCCAGATCGCCGTACCAGACGACGTTGGAGCCGCGCAGAAGCACCGTGCCGAACACGACGGGAATCGGTCGGCCTTCCTCTGCGGTGGGAGCATCGACATCTGAGAGCGACGCAGGTTTGGGCTCGGGCGGTTTCGGGGCAAGCGCAACCGAAACCAGCGCCGCCACCACAATGACGACGAGGTACCACATGGCGATTTCTCCAGGGATTCAGAACACGCCCGTCGAAAACGGGTTTTTGCTCGGGATGGCGGGAAAGCCGCCGTAGTTGTCGAGGTTGCCGAAGCGGGACGCGCACGTCTCCGTGCTGTGGTCGCAGCCGACCGTCAACAGCACCTCGGTGCCAACTTCAATGGCCACCGGATAGAGCAACTCCACGCCGCTGCCGTAGTCGCTGACGATCATGTGGCGAGCGCCTTGGGGCGTTTGCAGCCAGCCACCGGCAACGCCGCCACTCACGCTGCCCGGCACGCCGCCGTCGAGTTCCACGTTGCGGCCGGAACTGTTGCTCACGAAGGCGCTAGCGGCGATGGCTGATGCACCGCAGGCGCTCGAATACAGGACGTGCGAGCACTTGCGGCTGTAGAGGCGACGCAGGCCGATGCGCTTCAAACTGATCTGCGCGCTTTCGCAGCGAACGCGAGCAACGTCGTCGGCAATCTCGACGCCCAGCACCCGGCCCATCCAGCGCGTCCCCGACAACCACCAGTAGTCGCCCCAGGTGTCGCGCCGTGCGATGCGCAGCGTGATCGCGGTGGTCTCTCCGGTGAGCGACGTGGCCAACAGATGGCGCACGAGATCGCCGTCGGGTGGCAGCTTGAGATCCAGCGCTGATTTGGCCGCCTCGGCACCCAGTGCCAGTTCGTTGCGTTCGATGGAAAGGCTCGCGTACAGATTGCCGTCGAGGTCGACGTCGAATTCGTGCGGCGTCAGATAGAACTGTGCGCTGCTGCTGACGAAGGCATAAAGCTCGACTTCCATCAGAGGGCTTTGACTCATGGGTTTCACTCTCCCTCGTAGGTTTGGCGGTCGTTGCCGCGCGGTTCGGGCAACTGCCGCGCCGTCAGCGTGATCTCAACCAGCGATGGGCTGTGCCAGTACAGCTCGACAGCGTCGTGGTCGAGGTGGCAACGAGAGAGTCGGATCACCCGGCTGCCTTCCGGCACTTGAGTCTCGAGACCGGAGCGCAACACCAGCACGCCACCCCGATCCAGATGGCAGGTCGCGGTCATGGCGTACTGCCGGGAACCGTCCGGATGCACGATCAGGCAGGCGGCAGGGCGATGCCAGAAAGCAGAGGCATCACCACCGGTCACTCTCAGGAAACCATCCTCGGGATCGGCCTCGGCAGTGACCCACAACACCGGAGCCAAGCCATCTGGCAGCCAGAAGGATTCCAGTCGCCCCTGTGTGCGCCACAGTCGCGCCCGCCAGACCTCGATTTCCTCGGGTGTGCTGGCCAGATAGCGGCGCTGGAAGGTGGTGGCGGGCCACGGATCGTCACGGCGCACCCAAGGATCGGCAGGCGAAAAATCCTGGCGTGTGATGACTCCGGCCACAGCAGCGGCAGGATCGTCACGCCAGTTGCCATCGGGCCAGACCGGAATCTCATCGAGCCACGGGTCGTCGAGGGCATCCATGTCCGGCGTTTGTGCGGGGGAGATGGTCGCCGTGGCACTGCCACCGACCATGCCCGGCACCCACTGGGTCAAATCCGCCGGATCGACTGCACGGCCCCACATCAGTGGCATCACGCTGCTACCGGCTCCGGCAGCACGCGCCAAGGGCTCGGCCAGCCACAACAGATCGCTTTCCACGTCGCTGAGTTGGGCGACTTGCCAGCCATCAGCCGCGATGATCAGCACCCAACGTTCATCGCTCTGCCAGCCTTGCACGCCATCGTTGGTCAGCCGCAGTGCGGCTGCTGGCGGGCCAAAATGCCGCCAGTCCGCATCCGACACATCGAGCGCCAGCGCGCCACGTTCGGCGGGCTGGGCGAGGTGGACGGCGTACTGCGGCAGCGGCCACCACACGGCCTTGCCCAGATGGTCGGCCAGCCAGTCGGCGACCAGCGCATCGGATTGGCGTGCGTTGCCGACCTTGTACGTCAGCAAGCGCCGAGGGATGCGGCGGCGCGCCTGCCGCGACTCGTTGCCGCTGGCCAGCCTCACCACACTGGTCTGCCACTCCAGCCGTTCGACGAGGGGCTCGGCCCAGTCATGGCGGAAGGCAAACACGCCGCGCTGAGCGTCGGGCCACGGTTGGTCGCCAAAGGCGTCCATGCCAGTCGCGACGATGGCGCTTGATGCGGTGTCCCGGCGCAGCACTTCGACCAGGAACGCCGGAGCGTCGATGGGCGGCCACGGGTAAGCCAGAGACTCGGCAAGCCAGTTCTCCGCTAAGTTGGGTGGAACCGGTGCAATGGCAGTTTCGGGTGTGAAGGTGGCCGCGCTGGCTCCGAACGATGCGCGCGCCAGCACTTCGCCCTGTAATTCCGATAGTTCACTTCCGGGCGTCGGCCTGCTGGAAGCCTCTGCAACATTCTGGACGATGCGGCGATCCGTCATGCCGACTCCACGCCGAACTCAGCGGCATTGAAGGCGGCCTCCGTCCACTGCACGTTGCCGTTCGGGTTGCGCTCGAACAGCGTGCTCTGCCACGCCAGTTGCTCCTGCAGAATGATGTCGGTGCTGACGGCGCTCTGCGCACCACTGACCACGAGTCCCTTGACCTTGCCCAGACCTGCGTCGGTCTTGCGCGCCAGCATGGTCAGTTGCACGCCGTAGATTGCAGGCGTGGCCATCACCGGCAGCGGCTCGACATCGAAGGACTGGCGTAGCCCAGCACTGATTGCACTGATCGCCGTTGCCTCGTCCTCATCGCTCACGGCTTCCCACGCGGCGATACCGACCGGGCTGGCCGTCCACTGGTTCAGGCTGCCATCGGCCTGCGCCTGCAGAGCATCGACACGCACGTCGCCAAGGAAAGTGTTGTTGATCGTGCCGGTCGTATCGGCGATGTAGAAGTCATCGACATCGATGGTCAGCGGGCACGACTGGCCCGGAACCGCGCCCACGAATGCCGTGAGCAACTGGCCGCCGCCCTGAATGGTGTTCTGCGCCGTCATCTGGATGGCCAGGATGCCGTTGATGCGCACTGACAGAATCCCGTTGCTGGTGCCTTGCGTGACCTGCAAGTCTATGTAGTGCCAGCCGCGCGCCGGAGCGCTGGCGACTGAGACAGAGATCAACTGGTCATAGCCGTATTGCCAGCGGTAGAGCTTGAGCCGACCGTCCTCGCCGATCTTCACCAGATGCGCGACCTGCGAGTTGGCATCGCGCACGCCCAGCAGCAGTGGTTCGGTGTAGGTGTTCTGGTACGACACGACGCGAATGGCCGCACCGACGATCAAGCTGGTCTTGGTGGCATCGAGATTCTTGACGTAGCCGCCGCCTGAACCTTCCGGCAAACGCAGGGCGTAGGACGATGGGCGACGACCATTGATGCGCGTGGCCTGCGGCGAGAGATACGCTGCCTTGCCGCGCGCCAGCCACGGATCGCCAAAGCTGTCCACGGCCTGCGGGTCGTAGTGATCGAAGCCGTCGATGAACAGTAGTGCCATTGGACTTTCCCCTGAAAATTCAGCCCTGCAGCGCCGCACGGATGGCCCGTGCATTGCGCCCGATGATGTTGACGATGACTTTCTCTCCGGCAGGCGACTGCAGGTGGTCGTGGGTCATACCCGGATCGACCGCGTTGACGATGCGCACGGCCTGATTCATCTGCGGCTGCGCTGGTGGCACTTTCACCTCCGGTACCAGCCCGCCCGCTGCGAAGGCCAATTCGCCGCCCTTGAAACGTGGGCCTGCCGACAAGCCGTTGAGCGAATCGAGGAAGGCCACACCGACCTGGCGCACGGCGGCAGCACGCACCACGTACTCGCCTGCGGACAGACGCGCCGGGATCGAATCCGAGGTGGCGCTGCCCGGCCCGGAGACCAGACCGCCGCCCGCGAACTTCTTGATGCCACCCAAGAGCGCCATCACAGCGGCGACCATGGCTACCATCGCGGCCACCGCGAGTGCCGGGCCAACGTAGGGAATGGAAGCCTGCGACGCCGCCGCCCCAGCTCCCGCCTTGGCGGCATCCATCGACACCACGGCA